TATTAAGCTGATAAAATTAAGATACAAGAAATAATTAAGCGTAGAAAAAATGGCATTAGCTGGTTTGATGAGTAAAGGGCTAGTTGGACTTCGAGGGCTTATTGGGCCAGCTGCTGTCAAAGGTTCTCTTGGAAGACAAGGAGCAGGAATGATAGCGCAAGCAAGAAGGGCCGTTGGTAAAAATAAAGAACTAATTGACAAAGTAGGAACTGGTCTTATTTATGCTCCTTCTGTTGTCCAGGGTTTAAACGATCCTTTGTCAGGTGCTGCTAGTGCAGGCGCAACAAAGCTAGCTGGCAAATATGGTGAGGGTGTTCAAGCTTTAACAGGTGTTGCTGCACCTTTAGTTATGCCTGCCCTTTTAGGAGGTGTTGGGAATGTCCTCAAAGGAGGAACTGCTTTAGCAAGTAATGTCCTTGGAGCAGGCCGTAAAGAAGCCCAACGTGAAGCAGGTGAATCGCCTAATGCTGTTGGTTTAGGTTCCACAGCTGTTGGCTTTGATCAGGCCGATCTCGACATGCTGGGCAAGATGACGCAGCAAGAACGAAATCAAGCCTTAGCCTACCTGCAAGAAGCTAACAAGATAACGCAACAAAATTTGAATAATCAAAATCAACGCTTTATGCAACAAGTTCAGCAGCAAGGTCAAATTGTTGGCGCATTAAATCGTCAGCAATACATGGCCCAATTAGCTGGTGGTGCTCAGCAGCAAGCTGGAGAAACCAATCGCACTGTGCTAACGGCTTCTAATCCTTATGTTGGCAAAATCTTTGGGTGAATAAAATGAATGCTCAACCATATCCTGGAATCTTTAACCAAGGAGGTTTCCCTGGCGCTAACTTTGATCAAGCTTTAGGAAGCGATGGTGGCGCATTATTTCAAGATGCTGTTAATAAAGCAAGAAATGGCTCATCTAGTGAGACAGGTGAGTTCGAAAGAATTATGGATAAACTATATGATGAAGGAAGGTTGCAAAGAGTTTCTGATATTATGTTGAATCAACAAAAACAACAGTTATCAGAAGCAGCAAAATATAAAGCATTATTCCAGCTTCCAGAGAAAATTACAGAAGCTATTGTTCTACCTAATCAAATCAGGGCTGCAGGCACTATTGGCGCTGCAAACATTCTTGCGCAATCTGGTAAAAACGTTGGACAAATTTATGCGCAAGGTCTTAAGCCAATGCAAGTGGATATTCCTACAGTTAACTATGGCTTTATGAGCTAAAATAAGATCATGTTAAATCCATTCGCCACAGCTTTTTCAGGTCCAGGTGCATCTTTTGGGAATGCAATTAGTCTTGGTCAATCTGCTGGGTTTGGTAATTCGTCTACAGGAGGTGGAGGCTTCGGTATGGAACCTTTAACAATAGGATTAGGAATTGCAGGACTTGGCGCTAGTATCTTTGGTGGTGTTAGAGCTGCTGATGCGCAAGCCGATGCGGCAAAACAACAAGCTGCTGCTGCTCGGTATGCTGCTGATTCTTCAGCTGCTGCTGGATCAAATATTGCAAAAGGCAATATGTTCCAAACAATGTTTGGAGCAAACTTCGGAAGTCGTGAAAAAGATTTAGACATTGGTCGTCAATATAAAGCAGCAATGCTTCAAGCTGGTCCATTGTCTGATGCTTTTCGAGAAAGCAAGCGTCGAGATGCACTTGCTGATTTTGGGTTTAAAACTAGAGGTGATGTTAAAGCTGCAAGGCAACAAGCAAATCGTGATGAATTAAAAAAATCAATTGCTGAACGGCAATCTCAATTAGCAGGAATGTACGGAAGAATTGCACCATTTAATGTAGACACATTTGCAGTATAAGGAGAAGATCAATGGGCGGCGGCGGTAGCAAAACTAAAGTCAAGTACAAGGCTCCAGAGCCAGATAAATCATTTGAGAAATATCTCAAATATCAAATGGAGCAAGATAAGCTCGCTGAAGCTCGTCGTCAAAAAGAACTTGATGATGCTGAGGCAGCACGTAAAGCACGCACTGCTTCTGCAACACAAAACCTCGGTTCTTTTTATGGTGGACTTGAAGATCAGCTTCGTTCTGGTCTAATCAGCTATGCCGATGCACAAAGCCAGTTGCAAGGCTATGGGGCACAATATGAATTAGCACCAGGATCTACAGCAGATTATGGCCGCGATCTAACAAGTCTTTACACCAGTGAGATTCGCCCTGGTCGGCAAGCAATTGGTGTTGAAGCTGCATATGAAGAATTATTAGGACGCTCTGCTACTGAAGAAGAAAAAGCCAAAGCCAAGGAACGTTTCTCCCAGGGTTACTACACAACTGTTCAAGACTTTAAAGATTCTTTGGTTAAGAGCCAAGAATATCAAGACAAGTTTAATCAAAGCTATCTTGACAATTACTATGACACTCAGTTTGGAAAACAAACTGTTGATGAAAAAGGCAAAAGAACAGGTCAACGCACCTTTAAATTCAATGAAAAATACTTGCCATCTTTTACTGGTGACTTAGCCGGTAAATCTGGTGTAACAATGCCGGAATTTGGTGACTTTACTGGCACTCCAGCAGAACTCGAAGAGTACCAGCAATCTCTTCGTCAATCGAGGCAATATCTTTACAGCGCTGGCTTGACGAATTTACAAGGTGAAATTGATAAAGAACTTCAGAACATTAAAACTGAAGGTCAAAAAGAAATAGTACGCATCGGCAAAGAAGGCGATATTTACAGCAGCTTGGTCAGCTCTTTCAGTTTCTAAATATTCACTTGTTATAATTGATTCAGTTATTTAAACAAAGATAAATGACCAATTCTGCGCCTAATGACGATTATTTTGACATTGGTAAATTTGAAGAGCTTTTAAAGCGTCTTGAAGCATCTAAAGGTCGTCAACAACGTCAGAAATCTCTTGAAGGTCGCCGCGATATTTTCGCTGGCGGTCTTGCCAACATGATGAGTAATTTCTGATAAGCTACATCTTGTAAGCAACGTTATATTGGAGGCATAATGACATCTTCAGTTCCTGCTGGACAAATCGATGCTGATGATTGGTTTGATCTAGATAAATATCGCCAAGCGGCAGGCGTTGCTTACGAGTTCAGCAAAAAGAAAATGGAGACTGCTGGTGACCAAGAGCGACAAACCATTGGCAAAGGAGCCTCAGAGCAACGAACTTCTGCTGCACAACAGCAAGACTTCGCTGAAAAGGACGAAGCCAGAGACTACGCCCAAGCCCAGAAAGCACGTCGATTCTGATCTTTTTGATTATTGGATTGACAATCTTGATTCTGCTGATCAAGAGTCTTTTCTTTCTTTTGCTGCTGATAACTATTCAGTTATTGAAACATATTTGTTTGCTCGTTTTTTGGGTTATAAAGGTAGCATTGCAGATTGCAATGCGTGGGTTAATTTAAACCATCCAAAGCCTGATCATCGCAAAAAACTCTTGTATGAAATCAATGAAATGCAGGAGGATATCAGCAAGCTTCGTATAGACATTGAAAATAAAATAGTTAAACGTGATGCAGGTGTTGCACGTATTGCTCAAATGCAACGAGAATTACGTGGAACTATTGCACAAGTAGAAGAGTTTACTAGCAATAAAGATCGTAAAGGTTTGCTCATGGCAGGTGCAGATAGAGCCATCCGTGAACTAATGGTTATCTTTAAAGATGATCCAATTGAAATTCCTTTGGAATCAGCAACAATGTCTGTCTGGGCAAAAATGCAACTAGAAGAATAAACTGATTTAAAATATTACTATTGACACATAAAGATATGCAAGGCTCTGGCCAAGAAACAGCTATGTCCCGTGGTGGTCGAGGACGTAATGAAACCCCTGGGACACCCCGTGGTCCTCGCGATGCCGAAAAGCGTGAACGTCTTCGCGCAAAAATGAAAGAACGCAAAGCCAGTCGTGCACGTCGTGAAGCTAGAGGACGGGTCTGATCATGGCAAAAGGTAAAATGCCTCCACAACTTCTTGAATACTTCAAGAAAAAAGTCGGTAAATCTGATGAAAAAGATTCCGAAAAAGAAGACAAAGGTGCCAAAGCAGAAGAGTCTGCAAAGAAAGGATTAAAAGCAGCTAAGTCTGCAAAGAAATTCAAAGATAACAAAGGTAAAGACGGACAAGAAGTAGCTAGGAGTAAAGGTGGTCGAGGCCGCAATGAATCTCCAGGTACTCCTAGAGGACGTAAATAAGGTAGTATTTAATTAAGAATTGAATACTACTTGTGCCTTCTTATCAACATCTTGCTTATAGGCGTAATGCTATTGCTGCTGCTCGAAAGCAAAGCCTTAAGCCACGAAAGAATCAAGATGAATTAAGGAGAGCACAAGAAGATTTTGGTTTCTTTTGTGAGTACGTAGCTGATAAACCTCCAGCAGATCACCATAAAGAATGGAATAGACATTTTGTTACAAATGAAGATAGTTCATGTTTAATTAAAATTGCTGGGCCGAATATTGATTTACTAGGTCCAAGGGGTTCAGCCAAATCAACTGTTTTAGGTTTGTTAACAGCATGGGCTATTGGTATTCATACCACGGCAAAGATGCCCCTGCAGATTTTATATCTGAGTTACACCGTTGATATTGCACGCTCTAAATCTGCAACTATCAAACGAATCATTGAAAGCAAACGCTACCAGGAAGTTTTTCCTACTGTGCGTTTAATGAAAAATGTCACAAGCAATGAGTATTGGTCAATTGACCATAAATTTGCTGGCATTGATACTACTGCTGATGAGCAGTTTACACTCTGCGCAGCTGGTCTTAAAGGTTCAGTGACATCCAAGCGTTCTCATCTTGTAATGATTGATGACGCAATTAAATCTGCAGCAGACATTGCGAATCCAGACATTCGCAGACAAATGCAAGACAACTGGAACGCAGTGATTGCTCCTACCATGTTTGAGGGTGGCCGAGCTATTTGCCTTGGTACTCGTTTTAGGCATGACGATATTCATGCAACAACGTTTAATGAACAAAATAATTGGATACAGATTATTTTGTCTGCAATCTATAACGACGCAAAAACAGGAGAAGAAAAATCATACTGGCCAGAAATGTGGTCATTAGACTACCTAAAACAGAAAAAACATCAGGCACCAATTGCTTTTAGTTTTCAGTACATGAATCAAATCGTTCGACAGAACGAGTTGTCTCTTGCGCCAGAGCTAATTGTTAAAGCTGAAATTGCTACGGAATTTGATATTTTAGGTATAGGTGTTGACCTTTCCGCTGGAACAAAAGAAAAAAATGATTACACCGTCATGGTTCTTGGTGGTCGTATTGGAGATACTATTCACATCATTGATTATCGACGCATACGTGTCATGGGGAACTTAGAAAAGCTAGACGCTTTAAAAGAACTTTTGAATGATTGGTCTGTCGTAGGTCAAGATGAAAACGGTAACTACTATCCAACTTATTCAACATGTGAAATCTGGAGTGAAGCAGTTCAATACCAGGCTTCTTTAGAATCTGATTTTAAAAGGGTTTGCCTCCAGAACGAAAATCTTTACAATTTAAATTGGCATCCAGTTAAAGGATTCCGTGCCGATAAACTTGCAAGGTTCCGTGGAATCATGGGCATGTTCGAAGACAGAAAAATTATTTTTAATCGGTTCAGAAGCTTCACTGCCATGTATGAAGAGCTAACTAATTTTGGAGTTAGCAGTCATGATGATTGTGTTGATGCTCTGGTTTGGCTAGTAAATGGTTTAATGAAAAAAGGTCGCTTACAATTGGATTATTGAATTAAAATTGCAGTGGTTTCCAATGGGACCTGAATATATAGCAATTGGCTTAACAGCTGTTATATCAGCTGTTACGTCTGGCTCCTGGGTTGCAAACAAACAATTAGAACGTGCTAATGATCGCATGCGCTCTTTATCCACAAGTATCAAAAATCAAGGCGAAAGAATAGGAGACATTGAAATGCAATTGAATCGCATGCCTGTCGAATATGTGCTAAAAACAGATTTTATACGAGAGATACAAGAGATGCAAGAAAACTTTAGGCAAATAAACAATAAGCTTGATAAGCTAATTGAAAAGCTATTAGCGAAATGAGTTACATCATAGAAGTTGAAGAGCAATCAAATGGAGAAATTTTCATTTGTCTTCCAGAAGAAGTCACTGAAACATTTCAATGGACGCAAGGAGATATTCTTGAATGGAACGTCAAAGGAAATGGAATTGTCTTAAATAAATTGAATGATGCTGCAGGATACGAAGTTAACGAAGATTAGAATAGTTCAAAGTTGAAGATGAAAAATGCGTTACGGTAGTCAAGCAGGCGTACCAGGTGCACCTGGCAATATGGGAGTTTTTGGAGGTAATCCTCAAAATGGACGTGACATTGTAGAAGAGACCCGTGCCCGTCAGTTTCCTTATTTTATTCCTCCTAGTCCAGGCAGTAGTAATGTTGCTGGCGCTGTGGGCAACATGGGAGGAATGATGGTTGGCCACCAAATGTTGCCTCCCATTGATCCTGCTACACATCGTGAGCAGATGAGGCAAAAGAAAATTTATGACAAAGGACGCGGAACTGATAATCCTAACGAAAAAGATACGTTTCTTCGCAGGACCGGCCCGCAACAGTTTCCTTTGGCTCAGGCAGGTGGAATCAATGCTTTGAATAACAGCATGTTTGGCGGTCCTCAAATAGGACAAGCAGTTCCTGATGGTTTTGTCAATAAATACGTATCATGAGTGATAAGACCAAATACACAAAACCAGAATTGCGTGAGCGAATTAAAAAACGCATCATGGCTGGCTCCAAAGGTGGTAAACCTGGCCAGTGGTCTGCGCGTAAAGCTCAACTCGTTGCTTCAGAGTATAAAGAAGCTGGTGGCGGGTATAGAGGAGGTGAAGGCAAAAAACAAAAAGCTTTAAAGAAATGGGGCAAAGAAGATTGGCAAACCAAAGATCAATACGAAAAAGCAGCAAAAGCAGCTAAGAAACAAAAAAATGGCCGATAAAGCAATTCAAAAAAACGGTACAACTAAACGGTATCTTCCTAAAAAAGCTTGGGCTTCTCTTTCCAAAGAAGAAAGAGAAGAAACAGATGCAAAAAAACGAGCTGGTAGTCGTCAAGGAAAACAATTTGTTCCTAATACTAAAGCTGCAAAAAAGGCAGGTAAAGCAGCAAGAGCTGCTAAAATGCATAAAGATAAGGGGCGTAAGAGTTAATGGCTGCTGGAAGTACGTCAGGTCGATTAAAAGAAATCGTTGATTCTTATTTGAATCGTGATGGAGGCCAGCAAATTGATACTGGCATTGTTGCTAGTCATTTAGCTCAAATGCGTTTATTTGGCATCCGACAGGGTGTTGAATTTTTTCCGACGCAAGATAATTTTGGTTCTCAAAGAAAAGATTTTATTGATCGTGTTGTTAAACACAATGAGCTTGGCACTCGACTAGATAGTATCTGGGATTATTTTCTTTGCGATGGACAAGGTCTTTTCTACGTACGTCCGACTTCTAACAACTATCGGCTCTATTACTTTCGTCGCCATGAATATCGCACCTATTACAACATTGATGGCGAACTGGATGAAGTTGTAATCATTTACAACTATAAAGTTCGAAATGGCAAAGGCTTTCAACAAACCTTGGATGCCCCCACTCTTTCTCCAGATGGGCGCAATCAATTAAATGGAGAAAATAAAGCCAAACGATACATTCGTTTGTCTATTAAACAAAAAACAATTGAAGAAACGCACTCAGACGCAGAAATTACTTTTGATACGCAATATCATGCTCATGTTGGAAAGACAAAAGAATTTGCAAATAGCCTAGGTTTTATTCCCTGTGTTGAGATCTTTAACAATCCAAAAGGATTCTCGCATGAAGGCAGTGGTGATTTTGATGCCCTAGCAAATCATATCGTTACTCATGACGACATGATTCGTACAATGAGAAAGAATGTTACCTTCTTTGGTAATCCCACACTTCTTTCTTCCAGGCCAAAAACAGATCTGCTTGAGTCAAGTGATGACTCTGTGATTCAGCGTCCTTCTATTGCGGCAAATTCTGGATTCCGTGGCATGGGAACTCCAATGAGTTCTTCCACGTTTAAATCTGATCCAATTGCAAGAGGCGTAGACGGACAGATTCGAGTTCCAAGAGTTATTGCAAACTTGGAACCAAATGATCGTGTTGGTTATATCGTCCCTGATGCAATCACCGGAGATCAAAATTCATTTGCTCGTCAATATCGAGAAGAAATTCGAACCTCTCTTGGAGGTGTCGATGAACTTTCAATCTCAGCAGGTGTAACTGCAACGGAATACAAATCATTGTTTGGTAGAGTTGCGGCTACTTCGAAAAAGAAAGCTGAGTCAATTTACACATATGGCATTGCCCGTTGTTTAGAATTAATTATCTTTCAAGAAGAAAGATTGTTCCGTGACTCTTTAGCAGCAGCAGCTGGTCTAGAAAAACCACTAGACCTTCGTGAAGGTGCCTCTTCAGAAGAAGCATCTCTCTACTTCCAGGCAATGGAAATGTATGAGGAACAAGTCAAACAATTAATGATGGCTTGTGTTGAAACTCAACAAATTCCCCCTGGAGTTACTGGATTAATTCCAGATGGAGACGTTACTATTCAGTGGCGTTGGTTGGGTCCTGTTTACGAAGACACCACACAAGATATTCTTAACAATTCAATTGTTGTAAGAAATCTACAAGAATTAGGTGTTGATAGCATTGAAGCACTGAAATACCTTTTCCCTTCTAAAACGGACGAGGAAAGAGCCGAGATGTTATCTGGGTTCCCATTCAGGATGGTGAATGAATTGCAGAGTGCATATTCTCAATTCGCTCGCCTTGTGGGGGGCATGATGCAGACTCCCCACCCGCAGTCACCTGATTTACCAATGGCTGCAGATCCCAGATTGGATTTAACTCCTTATCTGTATCGAACATTAGAAGCATTACAAAAGGAGATGAGTTATGCAGGACGCTACCGTCCAATCGATCCCACAGACGAGCCCAGCACCACAGGCGGTCGCTCCGAGCAATTACGTGGCAGCTCCGGCTCCCCAAGCTCCGACGCCGCAATTCCAGGCTCCGGTGGCTACGAGTTACCAGCAAGCAGCACCACAGGCAGCCCCCAGCTACCAATCCGCCCCGTCTCAATCCGTCCCCCAATCCCAACCGGTGGCCCCACAGGCTCCGAACCCCTGGGAGACAGCATTCAACAAGGTGGTGGGCGTCCTGAGCGCACCAGTCCAATCCCCGTTCCAGGGTCAACAGTCAGCGACTCAGACAGCACCTATCCCGGCAGGTTACCAACAAGCTCCAGCGCCCCAAGCTACGCCTCAATCGGAAGCGCTGACTTGGTCTCCCAACCAGGAATTATCGCCCAATTATTCCCAAACTTCGCTGAATCCCTCCTTGGAGGAGGCGGCATTCAATCAGGAAGTAGCGGATTATTACAACCTAAGTCAGGAGACTCGGGAAGTAATCGACGCGTACGGAATGGAAGCACCCGCAATTCTCAACCAGTACGCTCTAAATCTCGAAGGAATGATCGACAGCGCCGTTGAATGGGGCACCCAAGCGGCAGGTTTAATTGAAAAGTATGCAGCTTTTGCTACTAATGAGCGTCAAGAAAATCTTGCTTACAACGAGATTCTGACAAATCCAGATACTTTATCTGATTACACTCTGAAGTTCTTCGGTCCTGAAGGTCCGTATCCTGTCTACGAATCTGAAACTGAGCTGGAAACTCCTGGTTATCCTACTCAGCAAATGGAAGTGACCAATCAAGGAATGGTGCCTGGCATGCAAATGCCTGCTCCCCCTGCCTCGGCAGCACCACAACAACCTACTGATTTCTGGGGAAATTTCAGCAATCAAATGGATGTAAATCCTGCTGAAGCTTGGCGTCTTTTAAACCAAGCTCAACCTCAAACTGTTGCAAACAAATTGTTTGTAATGGAGTGATTTTGGCTCGCCGTTAACAATAAGTTAGCGGCTGCTAAAATTTATTCAGATAAGACATTTTTGTGATGTCTAAATCTTTCACCAAATAATAGTTCGACAACACTGGAGGATAAACCAAAGTGTTTATTGATAATGATTTCCCCAAAATTCTTGGGGCAGAGCTTTACCGTCCACATCCTGCTTATATTGCCGAAATGGCTGTTGAACCCGTTGTGGTTCACGATTTTACCAGTCAACCTGGTCAAACCGTTCAGCTGGATCGCTACAAGTTCTGGGGACAGCCAGGTACTAAAGACGCTCGTGAGCGTGTGGCTGACCAGACTATCGGCACTGCAAACAGCCGTAACATCACCAAGGAGAAAGTCCTGGTGGTGCTTAAGGAATACACTGGTCCTGCAGATCCGGGTGATCCTACCGAAGCTTCGACTTTCAAAATTGCACGTGAAACACTGGTTACCGCCCAGCGCTTGCTGCTGGATACTGGCAACCTGAATATGTTCCACCAGAGCATTGGTTCCCTAACCCTGCTCGATGACTATCGCCGTTGGCGTGATCGCGTCTTTATTGACGAACTTGCAAAAGCTGAGGCTCTTGGTGCTTCTTCTTCTTCACAAGGTGGTTACTACTTCCCAGGTGGTAAAGAAAAAGATTCTTCTAGTCGCATTTCTTACACCACTGCTGAGTACGCAGCTCAAGTGCAACAATTCTCTGTTCGCACTGACCTTCTGAATGTTGTCAAGGATCTTCGTAAGCGCAACGTTCCTACCTTCGCTGATGGTCTGTATCGTTGTATTTGCGATCCCACCTTCATGATGCATCTGCGTCGTGATCCTGACTTCCGTGAAATTGCACGTTACGCAAGTGCACCTGGTCAAGGCATGTACATGGCTAACCCCATGATGCCTAATAACACCAGCTTCTACATGGGTCCCCAGGCTGGTCAGGCTTACTTCCTGGCTGGTGAACCTGTGATGCCTACTGGTGTTCAGTTCGAAGGTGTCAAGTTCTACGAATCCACGAACTTCCCCACCAAGAACATCACTGCTTCCTTCGACGATGGTTCTACCTACGGTTCGCAGGAAATTGCTCAAGGCTTCTTCTTCGGTCCTCAGTCCATCGGTGTCGGCATTGGCGGTCCTAACGCTCAAGTGCTGATCAACAACAACGATGACTTCAGCCGCTTCATCATTCTTATTTGGCAGCTGTATGCTGGCTTCGAGATCTTGAATAAGGACTTTGTGACTAACGCATTCAGCTTCGTCTCTGATGACGGTGCCGTTTGATTTAGATAAAAAATAAACTCACTACAGGAGAGATAAATGGCTTACTTGTCCGCTAAAAAAATCTACCCCGGTAACTGGGCAGAACCTCTGGGCGGTTGGTATCGGAATATTGATAGCAATCAAGACGGTACTAACAATGCTTCCAACGGTGGTCCCACCTCCGTTCTTGCTACCCCTGGTTACCGTTACTTCCAACAGCGTGGTTACGTTGCTGTGACCAACACCTCTGGTGATGGCGCTGTTGACGAGGCATCTGTGATTGTGCCTTCCCCTTATCGCAACGACGACACCCGCACTGACATCACCGGCATGGTTGTCACTGGCTCCAGTGAACTGCCTGCTTATGGCTATCGTGCCACGATTTCAGTTGCTTCTGGTTGGGGTGATGGTCGTGTTGCATCTGGTGTTTACGCTGCTACTGGCAACGTGATTTCTTTCGGTCGCCTGAATGGCGCTAATCCTACTGCTGCTTCCGGCGTTGGTGAAGGTGTTGTTCAAGCCAACCTTGCTTCTACCGTCTCTGGTAGCCAGGTTAACGAAATCTACTTTGCTGGCGGCTCTGCTGCTTACAGCACCAATCCCTTTGTTACTGCCTCTGGTGCACCTGGTGTGACCCCTGGCGCAGTGTATAAAGAGCTGACCTCTGATACCACTTTTAAGGTGTTCACTAAAGCTTCTGCTGATGGTGCTACTACCGCTGGTGGTTATTACATCTCCCCTGCAGATGCTGCTGCAGGACGCACTGGTTATCTGGTGGTTGAAGTTTGCTACATTCAACCTGATACCGCCGCCGGTTACGAAGACATTGATGGCTACATTACAGGTCGCACTGTCAGCTGATTAATGTAAACTAGGACCAGGAAAATATTCTTGGTCCTTTATGTCTACTTTATACCAGCACAAGAAGACTGGCGCACGAGTCAAAGTTATTAGTGAATGGGACAACGGCGATTGGTTCATGGTCGAAGATCAGGACGGTCGCATTTTTACTGTTTACAAAACTGAGATTTCAGCTGATGAAGCTGCTACTAAAAAAGTAAAAGCTTTACAAGTAAAAGATAAAGCCAAGAAAGAAGAACCTCGCAAATTTCCACCAGACCATCGACTAAACATCAATGGTGCTACTGCCCAAATGATTGCTGATCACGTTAAAGGCATTGGTTTAAAAACAGCGAGGGAAATCAAAGATCTTCAGATGTCGTTAAGTGGTGAAAGATTTAACAACCTAGAACAGCTGAAGAGTATTAAACGAGTTGATTGGGATTCTGTTATAGCAGCAGATTTGATCAGAGTTTAAATTGCAACCCCTATCTCTAGGGGTTTTTTCATTTAAAATAAATAAAAAGAACGTTAACAATGCCACAGTTTACTCAGGGAAATGTTGGAAATTATCCAAATCCTTCTTACACTGGTTCTATTGAGCGTATGCCTTTACCTAACCCTTCCATGGTAATGGGTAACATTGGAGGCTTAGTTAACCAAGGTCTTGCTTCTATTCCAGGTATGAAGCCAAATGAAGACACTGATTTTGGCCGTCGTCTTGGGAATGAAATTCAATATGCAGCTCCACGGTTAGGGCAAGCTTATATTTCTGCATGGGGCAATACACCTGTTGGTAAGCTGTGGTCAGCAGGTGCAAAGTCAGATCCGGAAACTGATTTAGGTAAAAAAGCAGGTGATTTCCTAAAAGAACAAGTTAATCGCTTTACAGGCGGCAATCTTCCTTACTTTGGCAACTAAATAGATCACTCTATAATAAGTCTATGGCGAGGACAAAGTGCAATTATCTGAATTTGACAAAAGCAGAATTAGGTATCATTTAGGGTATTTCACTGTAAGTATTCCGGCAGGCGATTACGCCCGCCTGGAAGAAGCAATGAATACTGTTCCAGATTCTTATTTCTATAACAAAATTTCTGTTCAGATTAGCCGTTGTGATACCGCTGAAAAAAAGACTGAAGTTGCCTCCAATCCCAATACTCGCTTTGAAAGCATCGCTGGCGATGTCGATCGTACTATTTCTTCTAGCAACGCAAGAGAAGCCTTAAAAGTATGGGATGAAATTTATCTTTATGAAACAGGACGTTTAGCTCAAATCCTTTACGTTCCTAACTATAAAGATCCGATGCAAGCTCGCTATCGTTTTGAACGATCTGGAGCTGAATTTATTCAGGCATTGCCTGGTCCAGCTGACGTAGCAGTCGGCACACGTATTTATTTAAATCTTGCTTGGAGATAAAATGAATTTTAATACTCTTCAACAATTATTTGGACGCGGGATTGTTCCTGGTGCGGCAGGAGCAGCTGCAGTTCAGAAAGAGGTAGGAAGTACTACGCCTAGAATTCCCCGTTCGGCTGCTCCTGTACCCGTAGGCCGACCTTCTAATCCTCTGAATCCAATTGTTGGCCCCCGTGGTACCAGCCCAGTACCTACTCCTCTTAATCTTAAAAACGTTATCAAAAAAGGCCTTCCTGGACTTGCGGTTGAAGGCGCACTAATGCTGGGAGATCGTTTGATTCCTGGTGGCATCCCAAGTGAAATTCGTGGTGCTGTAGAAGGCGGCGTCGTAGGTGGAGCGTTTTTCGGCGCCCCCGGTGTAACTTTGGGCGTTCTTTCAGGCGCAGATCTTACCAATGAACGTGGCAAAGATGAAGGCATAGGAACTATAACCGGTGAATTAAATAGAGCTAAAGAATCTGGTATTGATATTTCAATTCCTACCTGGCGCGGCAGAGAGATGCCTGGTGACCTGCAACCAGGAGAACCGACTACAGCACGCTTTCCTAGACCCTTGCAGGCCGCTAAAGATGAGTTACCGGCACTAACACCCCAACAAACGCGAGCGTATCAATCAGAGGCTTCTAGGCTTCAGCAACAAGCAGCAGCTGATCCTTATTTTCAACAAAATGAATTATATCGCAAAGCAAGAGAAGCAGCTAATAAGTCTGGCCTTCCAGAAGATCGAGAAAAAGTCGAACAATTAGGACTAGCTATTCATGCTGCAAAATTTGGCGATCCCAACCTAAGAAATACTCCAAATCCTTTAATGGAAGGTTTGCAAAGGCAACCAGCGCCTTTGCCGCGAGAACAAGCTGCACGTAATGAAGCAATGGATATGGCAGCAGCAGCAGTTAATCAAATGCTGAATCCTGAAGCTTCTGCAGCACCTGGTGATTTAACTAATGCTGTTTATGGCAACATGAGTGGCGCACAAGCGCCAAGATTTAATACCAGTGCTACTGTTGATCTTTCTTCTATGAGAGAACGCATTAGTGATGCACAACCAAATCTAAATACTTTTGTAGCAAATCCTTCTGGAGAACAGGGATTTGCTTTTGATAAAAACATCTTAGATGCTAAAAAACGTGCTGCGTTTATGAAACAATTTGGTCTTTAAATAAAATGGCACAAGTTTCAATTGTTGATTTCGGTAAAGCTTTGCAACGACAAGGCTGGAATGTTGCAGAACATTCTGCATTTGGTGGTGTAACCCCTGGAGTCCATAGCCCAAAAGGACATCATCCACACGATGAAGCAATTGATATTACTTGGAAAAATAATCAATACGGTGATTATGATCCAACAGGAAAGATTGGATGGCAAGATTATACGCAGCAACTAGGAGAAAAACTGTCTGGATTAAAAGGAGCAAATAATAACTTTATTCAAAGCCTACATAGAGGCAATGATCCAAAACATAGCACTCATGTCCACTTAGGAGTTACAGGTGGGTATTTAGATTTAACGCCACAACAAATGCAAGAGTTTGGAATTATAAATACAAATCCGACTTTAAAAAAAACAAGTGACAATGTGTTAAATGTTTATTTTAATCAAGGTTCGCAGCATGAAGACAAAAAAGACAAAGCCAAATTTTTAGTTCAAACGATGAAAGAAAGTATGATGAAAGAAATGCTAGGGCAAGCTTTTAATCCGTTTGCGTATTTGACACATCAACCCTTTGATCCTTATAAAGCTCTTGAATAATCATGGAACAAAAACGTTTAACAAATGCTCAGATTGCAGCTTATGCTCGTCAAGCAGGGTTTGCAGAAAATGAAATCCCAACAATTGTTGGTATTGCTAATGCAGAATCTAGCAGAAACCCTAGAGCTTTAAATCCAAATCGTTCAACTGGTGATGAATCATATGGCTTAATGCAAGTCAATATGATTGATGAACCAGGGTACCAGTTAGGTCAAGAACGTTTAAGGCAATTTGGACTTGAAAGAAAAGATCAACTGTATGATCCGTTAACAAATATGAAAGCTGCCAAGCAGATTAGAGATTCGCAAGGATTAGGTGCTTGGTCTGTTTATAGATCTGGAGCATACAAAGACTACGTGCCTAAAGAAGCAGAAATTATGGGCCAAGCTCCAGGGGAAGATTTTATTTCTGATAGCGCCTTTACCGCTCCTGGCAATAACGTATTAAATGTTTATTTTAATCAGGGATCGCAACATCAAGACAAAAAAGACAAAGCCAAGTCATTAGTGGAAATGATGAAAGAAGGTATTTTAAAAAATATGACATCACAAATTCTTAATCCTTTTGGGCCGTTAACTTCAGGGATAGGCAAGGCATATACATCTCTTTTTTCTGACTAGTGGATGGTTTTACTCTATAATTAACAAAAGACTTGCGTAAAAATAATGGCTAGTACCGCCACAAACAAACAGCCTTTACTGATTGATCGGCCTTTGGTTGATGTCACACGAGTAACGACTCAAGTGGCTGGCAGCCAAACTTCAAATACTTTATTTGTTCAAGGTGGTCAGCAACCGGCCCTGCTTGTTGACATGGACGGTACAAATACAAATGACACAAACAATGGTGGAGTTATTGATTCTGTTTATTTGGTAAGGGATGCTTTTTATGCTGAGCCTGACTACACTCTCAATGCATCAACTTCAGGTACACAAATCACATTAACCAGTGGCACACAAGTTTTAGTTGATGACGTAGCTCAGTTAGCTGCAGGTACTGCTCCCAATGGTGTTGGCTATTACACCTACACCGGAGCAGCGGCAAGTGTTACCAGTGATATTAGCGACATTAATTACACAGTTGGTACTACAGACGGTTTCAATTATTTAGCAATTGACTACAATGATAGGAATCCAGTTACCTTAGCTTTTTATCACACCCGAGGCACGACAAACCCTATTCCCGCATCTGGTGATTACAGGGTGGTATTTTCAAAAACAATTCCAGCTAACACAAATCAAATTGATTGTTCTGATGTAATGCCACAACTTGCTACTCCTGTTGTGGAAGCAGGCAATACTAACGGTTTAGGTGAAACTGCTCCTTTGCGCAATAAAGGAATTTACTTGGAAAAAGGAGATCGTCTTTACGTTGGAGTCTTTCCTTCTAACACCTGGTCTGGCGGATTGCCTTCTCAAGAAGGAATTGTCGTTACTGCACAAGGTGGTTATTTCTAATCATGGCTCGTAAGAGCGGCAATAGTTTTAATCCAAAAAAAGGATTTAGCTTTGCCGACAGTAAAGAATTTAAAACAAATGGATTCGGTCGCATCAAAGCAATTGAATCTGAATTTGGAGGTAGTATTCCAGATTCCATCTACATGATCAATGTAGAGTCAGCCTGGAATCGTTGGAGACGTGGATATGAACTAGCAACATCTCAATGGGCTCAAGCGGCATTTCAAATGCCGTTTAGATACAATATTCCCCTACCACCTGGTGTTCCGATTACCGGACAAAACGCACCTTCTGTTGCTGGCGTCTTTCAGGGGTTTCCAACAAAAAATAAAGAACTTGGCATGCACTGGTCAGGATCCATTGCTGCAGGAAGCTTACGTTTTGATAATTTAAATGATGGAACTATTGCATCAGAAATCGCTGCAGTTAATGATACAGATCCAGATTTTTGGTACGTAACCCTTGCAGGGAATTGGAGCACATCTAATCCCTTGCCTCCACCTTTGTATGTCCCTGGTTTTGGTGGAGCACCTCCTATCTTTCCTATCAATGGATACATACTAGAAGATCGTATTCTTGAGCCAAGTGGTGTTCCCATTACAAAAAATACGTTCAACCCAGATACAAATACAAGATATGGATATGTTTCAGCTGTTTTAGTTGAAGTAGATCCATTTAATGGCATTCTTAAATTAAGAAAAAGAGGATCTGTTCAAGCAACTCCTGATGCAGTGCTTGTTACTCCTGCACGTACTACTCCTCGCGTAGGACGTTTTTTTATGACAGGAACTCGCTATTGTTGTTCTTGCCAAGATTTTACAAGACGCAGTTATTTTTACATTTCATCTTTAGGAAACCGCAAAGGAGAATTTTTTCCCCGTACAAGGGTTGCAACCCTAAAACCTGGTCGATATGAAGTAATGACCAATGAAGCAAACAAAATTGTAAACGCAGCAATGACTTCTGCTCAAGAAGACAGAAAAATGCATATCATTGCACCAAACGGATATGAATTAAACCTAGGAACAAACCAACCAATGCCTGACGGCATGACTAACCAAGGCATTAATGTCAATCGTGATTTTCCAGGTGTGTTTGCTGATTTTGGAGTTACTTGGACCCGTGGAGCACCTGATCCATCAATCCCTGGCGCTAAAGCAGATGGTCCGCCTAATTACAATGATTACAGCAGTGCACAAAATACCATCACTTCTATTACAGACTTTTGGACTCCAATCCTAGATGAAAAAAGATATTGCAAGCATGTTTATGCAATGAAATATTTAGACAATGTATTCCCTCCAGAGCCATCCGATTTTCCTATTGGAGGATCTAGCATGGTCGAATGGGAACAAGAATTAGTGCGTCGCAGCGAAAAAGATCAAGCGCAAGCATTTGAAAACTTAACTAAATACGGTTTAGCTTATACAGACATGCCACCTTTTAATTGTCAATCACCTATGATGATGCCAATGGTTCAACAACTGATTAACATTCCAAGTGATTTTATTCAAATGAAAGGTTTTACAATGTTCGACAAAAACGGAAACACTTACATACCTGCTTTAGGTGAAGAGCCCGCTAAATAATCATGACTGATTTAAATTTTGGAGACATTGTTGAAACTAATTTTGTTTACAGCAAAGAATCTGTAGACAAAAGAAAATATGGACAAAGTCAAATTAAATCAAATGGTAACCCTGCTGTGTACCACCCTGGCGATACAGTACACCTTCCTTTTGCAAGCGGCGAAACATCTACTATCTACGCAATGGGACAAGCATGGAGCGCCAACCAAAGTGGCATAGGCCCTGCTTAAGATATAATATCAATAAGCTTTGTTACATAAGCTTTATTTAATTAACGAAAAACCTGTACGTTAGGTCCACACATGCCCTTGTGGTTACGGTATAACTACAGGACAACATTAGTTCTGTGACTCATTTTTACTTCAAAGCCATGGCACATTTAGATTTTCCTTCTGACCAAGAAATCGTTGATACTTTTTTCGGGATGGACTCTAATCCCAAAAGCAAAAAAATCGCATGGATTTATGGAATGATAAGTACTTATGGAATTAAGCCAGATGAGTTTTATAGCTTGCAATGGGGACTTGAACGAACAATAACAATAAAACGTTTAAAACGACCAATTAAACCTGTTCACCCTGAATGGCCTTTTCTTTTTGGGCTAAAAGAAAAACAGCCTTTTAATTTAAAAGACTGTTTAGATGAAATGATTACAGAGTATTACGAAGCGCTAAGTTTAGGGCGCATCGAACTAGACATTCATGATTTACTTTTTGCTCATAAAATCAGAAAGCAAAATTGTAAATTCACAAAAGATGGCGACTCACGATTTTTTTCTCGGAAGAAACGCTGTTCAAGGTCCCACAGTCAACAGAATCTTCAGTCAAAAGACCTAGCTTCATCAGGTGCTTCTTAACAGCATATGGATTCCAGCGATAGCTGTCTCTAGAAAATGTATTAGGAAAGGCTGCAAAATGTGGCCCCAGTTTTAAAGTGCCGTCATCACGGTACCGAAGCAAAGTTGCTTTTTCGATACCAAGCTGCTCGCAAACTTTTTGTGCTGAGCACCATCCCTTTGTTGCAGTCATAAATCTTTGGGGGAGGACTCTTTAAAGTTACTCTCTATTGCTTTTTTGTCTACCGTTGTAACGGATTGTCAACGTTTACTCATAATAAAATAGAGAGGCGGCAACTGAATAGCATGTTCAACAATCAGAACGAACCACTCGCTCTGCTCATTGAACTGACACCAAAGTTAGCTAAACGTCGATTTCGAGATTCTATCTACCAGGCTTGGGATCACTCTTGTGCTTACTGCGGTAAACCTGCTACTTCTCTTGACCACGTAATACCTCGTTACAAATCTGGCTCCAGCAATCGCAATAATTTAGTTGCTTGTTGCCAAAAGTGCAACTGCAATAAAGCAAGCACAGCTCTTGAGGTTTGGTATGTTCAGCAAGATTTCTATACAGAAGAGCGACACAAAGCTATTACGGCATGGACACAGCAAGAGTCAATCAATGTTTATGAGGTTGATTACTCAAGGATGAAATTAAAAATTGCTTAATTGTAGACTTAATAAATTAAGCGGGCAGAAGCGTGGGACTTGTCTATAACACTGAAAAAAATGACTATGTTGTCACTTATGAAAAAACAGATCATAAAACGGACTTTGATGTCAATCGTCCAATAAAACGTATTATTAAAGAAGAAGGAACAAGAGATGTAAGAATCAGAATTAAAAGCGGCTTTGCAACTAGAACAGAGCCTTTGTATATTGTTTATGAAATTTATCCAGACGGAACAGAGAAAAAAGTAGAAAATCCAACTAGCCCATCAGGGTATTTAGAAATGGTTGGCAACTATAAAAGAAACTACGAAGTAATAGAAAATTGGAACGAAACAACAGGTAAAGAAAATGAAAACGAAAACAAAAAGTATGCAGAAATTAATACAGCAAATGCAGAAAAAAATGAAACAAACACTGCATTAAATAGTAAGTTTGATAAAATAATTACCATTTCTAATGGTACTCAAGGTTCTGATTATCTTCAAAGAAGAAGCTTGATCAGAGACGCCATTTCTTCTTTTGATTCGACAACAAGACAACAGCTAGAAGATCAGTTTAAAGAATTTTATCGTGATCAAAAGCTAAAAACGTGGGATACTAATTTAGGAACCAAACCCCCTTACGGAACTTTTGATGGTACGTATTACGGAAAAACTTACACCGGAGCCAGTAGTGCTTGGGCCAATGCAGTTAACGATGACAATATTGATATCACTGAGCGTTATGGTAGTGCCAATTCTTACTATCTTTATCACTACACCACAAGAGGAAAAAGAGCAGGTAATCGAGGCAATCCAGCAGAGGCGACTGCTCAGGCAAATGCTTATATAGAAGAAGCTCCTACGGATAAAGAAATACAGCAAGTCAGAGACAAACAACTTGGAGTTGATATTGATACCACAACAGATCGTCTTTTAAACATTGAGTATATT